AATTATAATTTCTAAAGACTTCTTCTTCATCTGCTGTAATACCAATAGACTCCAATAGTTCTTTATTAGTTTTGTTCATCTTTAGGGGCACCAAACATACTAACAACTAACTTATCAGCTATTTCTTGTAATTCTTTTTCGGATAAATCTTTGTTTTGTTCTTTAACTAAATCATCAAATTCAAGAGTTAATATACCTTTTTCGCCATTAACATCAACTATTTCAAATTCTTCATCAATAGTATCATCTGCGTCAATTTCATAACTGCTTGGCTTTTTCTTGGAGTCGGACATCTTCAAGTTTCCTTTCGTTTTGTTTTGCTTCTTTTATTAATCGTTCAAGTATTATTGGCGACCTTAATCTACCAAAATGACCTTCTGGGCTTTCTAAATTAATTATTTGATAATTAAATTTTTCAAGTATCATTATTTGTTTTATCAATGACTCTCGTTCATATTCTAATCTAACTCTTTTTCTTCTTTCAGCATTTATCTTAGAGTTCATTATAAGTTTCGTAACCATTATAGTTTTCCTTTTAAGAAATTATCTATAAATTCTCTTTCATCTGTATCATCACTTTGAATTACATAACTATCAGTTCTTGTGGATTTCGGCGATACTTTACTATGTCCTCGTCTGCGAATCTTCACCAGAGGGCTTCTTTCGGCTTCGTTTTTTTGTAAAACTACACTTTCTTGTGTTGTAAATCGAAAACCACAATTTAAACACTCTCGTCTGCGCCTAATAGAATCGTCTGCTTTTCTACTTTCTAGCACTTTACTTTTTTTATGATTACATTTACTACAATTCATTTAATTACCATGGTATTTCATCATCAAAAGGTTCGTGGTATTTTCTATCTTTATCATGTCCTGTAACTTTGACATTACGGCCATCAATTTCTACACAATCAAACTTCTCTACTTTTGCTTTTCTAAATATCTCTTTGCACTTATTAACTTCATGTAAAGTTTCAAGAATTTCAGCTATTTCTCCTGTTGAATAGACAATAGCACCACCTACTTTTTCAAATAAAGAATCTTTTTCAGCTTCACTTTTAACTATTAAAAATTCTTTTTTATTTTCTGAAATAGCTGTCCAATATTCGCCTGTTGGTGGTTGATGACCAGCCAAACGAACAGCTTTATCTATTGCTAACCAACCTTTCTTCATGTTGTTACAAACTTTAACAACAAGTTCAGCGTCTAAGTCATTACTAATAGCTTTATTAAATTTGTTTTTAGCGTTCTGAAATTTTTTTCTCATTTCGTCATTAGCTAATTGTTCAAGAGTTCCAGCACCCCATATCTTTTCCATTTCAATAGCTATTTCATCAACTTGTTTAATATAAGTATCTTTAACTTTGTTATTCCATTTTGTTTTTTTATCTAACTTAGCCATATCTTTTCGTTCCAAACACCGATTATGTCTTTGTTTTGTAAACCTAATATACTTCTCTTTAATATCTGATTCTTTTGACTATTACTTTTGTCAGTCAGTTGAGGTAAAACAGAAAACTCTATATGACTTAATGTAATATATTTCTTTTCACCAACATCTGCATTAATCCAATCTTCTTTTGCAACATCTGAATCCATAACATTAACAATAGTATCATAAACAAGTTTTTGATTCGCACCTAATTTAGGTATAAATGGTGTATGAATAGTGTTTGTATCTTCTTTTACTCTTTCTAAAGTAACAGAAGTTTCTCCAATCAACGCTCTTGATTCAACTTCAAGAGCAATATCTTCTAAAGATTCAGCGTCTTTTTGTTTCTGAACTTCAAGATGAACATTAGGTTTTGAATACTTACAGAAGATAGAGGTATCAACACCACCTAATAATGCACTAGAACCTCTTAGTCCAGCAGTTTCACTTTTGCCTGAATGATGAATAACTAATACAGCACAGTTAATATTTTCTCTTATGTAGTCGCATGAACTTATAAAAGCACCCATATCACTTGCACTATTCTCATCTGAACCTGCGTTAGATAATGCCCTTGCAACCGTATCTACAACTACAAGTTTAAAATCTTTCCCTATGTGATTGATTGTTTTAACTAATTTATCAAGTTCATCTTGGTCTAAAAAGTTAATTGTTTGTGCAAGTAAATGAAAGTTTGGTGTTGTTTCAGGTTTGTTTTTCATTAACCACGCTTTAATTCTTTTCTTTAAACCACCTACACCCTCACTTGCTACATATAAAGTTTTGCCCTCTACTGCTGATAGACCTTGCCAATCTCTGCTTGAAGCTATTGATAGACTCATATCTAAAGCACAGAATGTTTTATAACTAGCTGGTTGCCCATAAATAACTGCAAGACCATTTTCTGGTATTAAATTTTCAATTAGAAACTTTTGATTCTTTAAACTTAAAATATCACCAATAGCCATTGTAGGAAAAATATTAATATCTGATTTTTCATAAGTTTCAGCACTTAATATAAGCTGTTCTAAGTCGCCACCTTGTTCTAAGAAATCTGTTATATCTTGCTTTTCAGCAACTTTACCCTCTAATTTCACAATATGAACGCTCTCAGAAGCGGTTAGAATGGAATTTGCGACCTTGTCTATATGTAAGTAACCCGCAGAATCGTTATCTGGAATTAAAATAACTCGTCTATCTTTAAACCATTTACTTAAAGAATTGTGCCAGTTCTTACTGCCACCACTATTTGTTGTAGCAAGAAAACCTAAAGACATTAATCTATCTGCATCTTTCTCACCCTCAACAATAAATATTGTTTTATCTTTTTGCTCTAATATCTCAGGTAAATTATAAGGTAATGGCTCAATACCATTTAAACCCCAATGCCACTTATCATCTTTATAATGTCTTTGTCTAAAGTCTTTAGGTTGATAACGAATAACTTGGTATCTAACTTCCCCTAATTCATTTCTATAATCATACTTAGCAACAACTTTTCTTTCTTTGCTTTTTAATGTGTGTTTTTCTGTAATCTTATCGCCTATATTAAATTCATTATAAAGATATTCTGATAGGTCTTTACCTGATAAACCTTTGCTTTTCATTATTAAATCTATTAAACCACCGCCTTCGTTTTCTTCAAAATCAAAGTAAGTTGCATTTTCTAAATCAATAGCTTTACTTAATCTTTTACCAAATCGCCACTCATTTTCATTTTTAAGAGTAGGTTCACCCCAACACTCTTGAGATACAAATTTAATTGCTTCTATATATTTCTTATCCAAGAAAAACTCCTATAAAAAACGCAGTAACTAAAAGACTTGTCATTATCATTAATAAAAATTCATTAAAACTCATGGCTCTATCCAATCAAATGTTGTGTCATCACTTTTCCAACTTTTACCTCGCCAAACAATCCATGCGTAAGCTGTTGTTCCACTACGACCTTTTGGTATAGCTTCGCCATTTCTCCATAAAGTTTGTCTTTTTGCAAAAACATATATGTTGCTTGGTTTGTGTTCTTTAAACCAATGAAATCTTTTTTGACCTTCTAAAAAATTTAATCTTAAAAACAAAGCTAACTTACCACCTGATTGAGCAGTAAGTTCATATCCTAGTTTCATAAATTCAGTAGCATATTTAAAAGGTGGATTAGTTACTATATTTCTAGGCATATTTTCTTGATATGTGCATTGTAAAAAATCAGCAATAGCATTTAAGTTTTCGTAACCATGGTCAACAATATCAGTTGATAAAACAGAATAACCAGCATCTAATAAAACATCACTTATATCACCTCTACCACAAGCTGGTTCCCAAACTTCACCATGAAACTGCTCTCTATCAAGTAATTGTTTTACGCATTTTCTTGGTGTTGGGTATAAATCATATTCTGCTCTGTTACCTGTTTTTAAAGTTGTATTAGATTTGGATTGTAATTTCGGCATTTAAGTTCCTTCTACACATAACTATTTCGTTATCTCCGTTTAAGAAAAAATTTCCAAAAGAGATATATAAAACAAAAAACAAATTAATCATTATTTCAGACTTCTCATGTTTCAGCATATTAAAGGGGGTGGAAAGAGTAGAACTAGAGAGGGGAGAATTAAACTAACTATATATTGTTAATTGTTTCTACTCTTTCCTATAACAAGCACCCAATAGTATGCCTGTTAATTCTTAAAAATCGTCATCAAAATCGTCAGTAAGAGCGTCTATTTCGTCTTTTTTAGGCGACTTTAATTCTTCTGACTTAGACTCAAGGTCTATAACTTGCTTCGATTCTGAGTTACTTTCTGCTGTTTTCAGTTCGTCTGGTCTTTCTTTCCAATCAACAATCTTCATATTAGGTATAAATACTTTAGCTTTACCCCATTTGATTGGGCCTTCTAACCCGTCAAAGTGAACTACTGGTATTAACTCCTTTTCTTTTGCTTCTAAGTAACTATCATGTAGTTTATCAACTGCTTGAATAATACTACCTGCACTAGAGCCAAATGTTACAACACCTAGATTCTTATTGTAAATCTTGACAACAAAATATTCTTTATGGTCATCACTAGGTTTATTTGGTGGTTGATTCGTTCCTAATGGAACAGTAACTATACTAGGTGGTGATTCTTGAAAATCTGCCCAACCTACTTCCATAGATTCAAAATCAAAAAGAACTTTAAAGTCTTTTTTATATTCTTCGTTCTCTCTGATTTCATTTTCTCTATCATAATAACTATGGGTATAAACGCCGTCTTTTGCGTTATATCCTAATCTATCATAAATTTTATTTGTTGAACTACTTTCTGTTGTTAAACCTAATGCCATTATAAATCTCCTTCTAAATTGATTGGTTTGTTAATTAAAATTGTTTGTTCTGCTTCTAAAGGTGGTAATGTTTCTTTATATGCCCAATGGGGAACATCTAAAGTAACAATTTCATTTGGATAATCTTTATAAACACCATTTATTTCAGCGTCTTTATATTCTCGTAATGCTTTTTTCATACAAGCAACACCTTCATCTACAAAAGGTTTTGGTATTTCATATAAACAACACGCAAAAGGCGGTTCTTTTTCAACAAACAAAAATAAAAATCTTGTAATACTTTTCTTTGTCGCTAGTGACCAAACATGGCGATAAAATGCTTCTTGTATATGATAGCCATATCTTGATATTGAACGAATAACGCTATCTTCATCTGCTGATTGTGTCGTTTTTAAATCAACTAATATGTCAGACTTTTCACCAATAATAACTCTATCAGGTCTTGTTTTCATTTTAACACCTGTAACAGGGTCTTTTGCAAAAGCTGACATCTCAGACTGACCAAAATCAGAAGCAATTACTTTATTGCACTCACTCTTACTATGAACGCTATCTCTACTTCGTAAACAAATGTCATATTCTTTATCAGTAATAATGATTTGATTTTCTTTTTTTGTTTTCTTTAGTTCTCTATATAAAGAGGTCGTTCTTGATTTACCACATTTTAAAACAGATTCATCAAACTTCTCAGGTTCAAGTATTGCGATATGAACTGCTGTTCCTATATCAAAATGAACTGAATGTTTTGGTTCGTGGAATTTATAATGAGCAACACTCTTATTATATATTGTCTTAATACCAGAAGAACCTATTGCTTCTTTTATAATATGGTAGCCGTCATGTGATAAATGAGGAACAACCGATGGATATTTTATTTCTTGCATGATACTTCCTTCCAAAAAGTTCTAAGTCAAAATATTATGATTCGTTTTTGAATCAAATTTATTTTGATTTTGATTCAGAATGTAAATTTTTTTTTCAGATTCAAAAAAGTTGCTTTTCAAAAATCGCAGAATGTAAGCGTTTTAATTTTCAACTTGACAGTAAGGTTCGCATCATCTAGTATGGTTACATCATGTTTATTAACAAGGAAAAAAATCCAACTCAAGTTGGTAAGGTGAACTCTAGCGATATGCAGACAAAACCTTCTCGTTCAAATAATAAATGGTTTAGTGTAAATCATATTGGTCTTAAAAAGAATCAATCTGATAAAAACAAAATCTTTATTATTAAAGAATTAGTTTCTAATGCTTTTGATGAAGATATTTCTAAATGCGAAGTTACTGTTTCTTGGGATAGTAATGGTTCAACAATTAAAGTTGTTGATGATAGTTCTGAGGGATTTAAAAAATTAGCAGATGCTTATACATTATTTAATGAAAGCTACAAAGCTGGTGATACTTCAAAGAGAGGTAGATTTTCCTACGGCACTAAATCTTCTTTAGCTATGTTTAAAGAAGCAAAGATAGTTAGCACTAAAGGAACTATACTTTTTAAATCTGATGGCACTAGAACTAAGACCTCAACTAAAACTGAAAAAGGTTCAATTTTTGAAGGTGTAATTAAGTTAAAGAAAAGTGAATATGAAGAAATATTAAACTTATCTAAAACTATAATACCACCAAAAAATGTTGAGTTTTTCATTAACAATGTTTTATTAAAAAGAGCAAACAATCACTCAGTCTTTACAGAAACTTTACCAACTGTAACTGTTGATGAATCAGGTAATTTTACACCTACTTCAAGACTAACTGAAATTGAATTGTTTAAGTCTTTAGATAAAAATTATATTTGTGAATTAGGAATACCAGTTGTTGAAACTGATATACCTTTCACAATAAATGTTAATCAGAAAGTTCCTCTTTCTAAAGATAGAGATAATGTTAAACCAACTTATCTTAAAAAGTTAAAAGCATTTGTATTAAATCAAACTCATACTGATTTATCAGAAGATGAATTGCAAACAACTTTTGCACAAGAGGCCTTAGAGCAAAAAGAAGCTACTGCTGAAGCAGTTAAGTCTGTTATTGATGCTAAGTTTGGTGAAGATGCAGTTGTATATGATATGTCTGATATTGAAGCAAACAAGAAAGCATTTGCAGATGAAAGACAAGTTATCTCAGGTAGCCAACTTTCTAAAGAAGCATGGTCTAAAGTAAAAGAAGCAAGAGAACAATATTCTGACTTTGCTTTACCTTCTGGGCAAATTGGTAAATATGCAAAACCTGAATTTACTGGTGGAGCAAAAGAAGTTCCTGTTGATGATAAGATGCAAGAAGTAGTTGACTATGCAAAGTTCTTACATGAACAATTAGGTTTTGGAACTTTGTCTGTAATAGTTCACGACGGCAGAGGTGCTTACGCTTCTTATGGTAACTCTAACTTGCAGTTGTTCTTTAATGTTCTTGGTCGTAATTGGTTTGACTTAGATACAAACAAGCAAAAAATACTTGAACTATTAATACATGAGTTTGGTCATTACTATTCTTCTGACCACCTTAGTAGCAATTACTATGACGGCTTATGCAAAATAGGTGCAAAGTTAATAATGCTTAAAGTGTAATAGAAAGGAAATAGTGAGGGGTTAATAACCCCTCATTTTTTATAAGATGAATAAATCAGAATTAAAGAAAAGATTATTAGACGCTAGAGAACTAACAACGAAACACAAAGGTAAAATGCCTTTAGTTATAGTTTGTGAAACACAAGACGAAGTTAATGAACTTAACAAGATTAAAAAGACAATGAGAAATGTTAAGCACATTGATATTGAACTTACTAACAATTTATCAACAACTAATTTTTAGTTATCAACAACAATCAAAATGCAAACACTAGAATTAAAATCGAATCAAGATAATATTATCTCAATTAAGGAAAGGATTAATATTATGAATATCGAAGATAAAATTGTTTACACAAATATAACTTTTGCTCTTGGGATTTTACATAGACAAGGTTTAGAACGCTTAGAAGATTTATCAGTAACAACACCATTTAATGATGCAGTTAAAAAAGAGTATGATGAATTAAGACATGGTTTGCATTACATTAATAATCAATTAGAGCATTATAATTTTTTATTGGAAAAGGGATATGCAAAAAAATGATTAATATTTTTAAAGTATTTATTGATGCTTTATTAGGGATTATATTGTTTATTATTTTTCCTGATGTTTAAAATCTAAAATTAAATTTTTTCTTTTTTAAAGCATCATTTACCCTACGCATTTTTTCTTCTTTTGCACCTGACATTAATTCGTCAATAGTAGGTAATTGAACATCTTGACTAACATCAAATTGATTTAAGTTTCCTATACTTTCTTGAACTGGATTTCTATTTTGATTGGTTCTTGCGTTTTGTAAAGACTCAAACACTTGAGCGTTTTGTATTGCTTGTTGGTCAGCGTTATAATTGCTAATCATTTTATCTATAGGTTTTATATCTTTAGTCATTCTACGCTCCATCATTTCATTATAACCTTTGTCTAAACTTTCTCTAAAGTTTGTTGGATTCAATCTTGAAAGCATTTCTGTTAATTTATTTTCACCACTTTTCACCATTTTACTTGCGTTATCTGATATGTTGTTTGGATTTAATATGCTTAATTTTTTTTGACCTTCGTTTAATAAAATGTCTGGCATATTACCAAAATTTTCCATTCTGCTTTTTGGCTTATTAATAGCTTCAGCTAGTTTTTGTTCCATTTTCTTTTTTAAAACTGCGTTAGCGCCAGTTGACATAGCACTTGCTCCTGCGGCCTTTGCCATAATTAACTCCCGTTTGGTTTAGATTTAATTACTATTTCTAAATCAGTATCAGCAGGTGTTTGAGTTGATACGCTGACATGACCAGACGCACAACCTATAACCAATACAACTGGTAATAGTGTTAATAATTTTTTCATTTTAATCTCCATTGTTATATGCTTCTTTAAACCATTCAGGAACTTGATTTGCTTGTATATTTGCAGTTCTTGTTGTTCCTCTAAAAACTTGATTGTAATTTTTCCACGCTTGTAAAACTCCAAATTTCTTTTCTTGTATATCTTTAACAAGTCTTAATATGTATTGTGTTTTTCTAGGGTCTGTCATAACTTGACTTATTAATTTATTAATATCTGCATTATTACCTAAACCCATAAACAATTTTTGACCTAAACTTGCACCACGACCAGCAATAACTAAGTTACTTCCTGATGCCCCTGTTGATGCTGACATAAGTTTTTGAAATGCTTGAGAACCTTGCGCCCTAAAAACAGCACTTAACATTTCACTCATTTCCATAGCTGTTGTTGTTTCTGCATCTTTTAATCTAAATTTTGCAAAATCTACATCTTTTAAAAAATTACTAGCTGTTTTTTCAAAATGATTTAATTGAGATTCAGTTAATATTTTTTGTTCTTTTAAAACTTCTTTTAAAGTTTTATCACCTATTTTAGCGTTTAATCTTGTTCCTAATTGTAACACTGGATTTGCACTATTCATAGCGTCATCAATTAACGAAGCAAAAATAGTATCATTAAAACTTTGATTTAATGCTTTGTTACCTTTTAATAATTCAGTTACTTTTATAATTTTTTGTGCGCCATTTTGTGAATCAAAAATAGCATTTTGAACAATAGGAACAGGATTATCTGCCTTTAAAACTGAAGCAAATAAACTATTGTTATCTGTTTCAAAAATTATTTTGTCAGTAACAGGGTCTCTACCTTTAACTTTTAATCCAAAAATATTGCTATCTAAATCTTTTTCAAACTGTTTAAAATTTCCTTTATATTCTTCTGTAATAGCTTTTAATCTAGGAAAACTATCTACTGTATTTTTGTTTTCTTTTAACCACCTATAAAACGCAGTAATATCTATTTTTCCGTCTTGTTTAACAATAGTATTAGCTAAATTACCTAATATACTTTGAAATGCGTTTTCACCTTCAATAGTTATTTTATTAGGAACAAGTTGTTGCTCACTTAAAACTTTACCAGCGCCACCTTCTAAATATATTTCTCCAACTCTAGCTTCTGAACTTTGCAATATATTTCTTATCAAGCTAATATCTTCTTGTAGGTATGCAGGTTGAAAATCTAAAATTGTTTTTGCTGTATATCTATCGTTTAAGCTGTAATTACCTCTTGCAGTATTTTTTTGCATTACTTGATTAATTATTGGATTTCTTTCGTAAGTTTCGTATTTATTATATGTATGATATTTTGCCCCTCTTAACGCTTCTACAAATTCCTTACCTTGACTAGTAACAATTTGTTCTGTGTTTTCTAAAAGACTTTTTTCTAAATTTGCTAAATTATATCCAATATCAGCATTTGCACTTAAAGGTCCTGAGTTTATACTATCTTGTGCTTTTTTTAATTGCGACCTAAATGAATACAGTTCACCAAAAGTAATCTTTTTACCAGCTTCTATTTTTTTAAATATACTATCTACTTCTCTTTGTATTCTAGGTGGTAAAACTGGTGTGTTTGCTATTTGCATTTGTTCGCCTAATCTGGCGTATTCTCTTTTAAAGCCTTCAAAGAAATTATCTGGTAAAATAATTTTTGAAAACTCTCTGCTTTCTAGTTTAGACCAAGCATTTCTTTCAGCAACTTTTGTTAAAGTATATGACTCTCTAATAACTCTTGCTATTTCTTTATTTGCTTCTTGTGGGGTAAAGTTAAATTCTCTTATTAAAGTTTGTTCGTAATCATCTAAATATTTAATAAATTCATCACCATATTTTTTTGATTGATTTACAAACAATTCATTAACTTGTTGCGAAAAAGCAGAAGGGTCTACTGCATCATCTGAAATTTTTGGTAGATTATTGGCCTGTGCTTCTAGTTTTTTTGTTATTAAGTTCGCAAAGTTTGTGTCGTTTTTTGCGGCCCATGCTGTAAAAGAGGATATGCTTTGGTCATTTGCAATTCTGGCAGGTATACCATAAATATCACCTTCTCTATTTATTATTTGCAATAATTCTTTATCAGACATATTTGATAAAACAGGAATATCCTCATCAACAAACCTTTGTATAATTACATCTATATTTGCATCTGGGTCTTTGCTTAACTCTCTATGTATTTTACCAGCTAATAAATTTTGAACAGCATTAGGGTTACTGCTAAATCTTGCTGAAACATTATCTTTAAAAGCTACAATACTTTCTAAAGGTTTTTTTAATTTACCAAGTCTTCCTTGATTTTGTATAACATTGTTCCAACCTTTAACACCAGCATTTTGAACTAATTGAGGTAATATACCTATTGAACTAGCGGCTATAACTGCACCTAATGTTGGTATTTCACCCCAATCATTATCTTGAGCATAAGTTAAAACATAAGAAGCAGTATTATCACCAATAATGTTCCCGGTCATCCAAGGCCCTGGATTTGCTACCATACTTTTATACATATCATCAAAATATTTACTACCTTTACCATACTTTGATAATATTGCTGAACCACCTAAACTAAATTTTGTAAAATCACCAAAGTTTTTACCATATCTTGAAGCAAAATCATCTGTGCCTATGTTTCTTGGGTCGCTACCAGTTCCATAATTGAATTGCTTAAATAAAAAATCTTTAGTTAAACCACTTACATCTATTTTTTCAGGCGCATCAAATCTATCAAAATCTTCTCTGTAAGGTCTTGGTCTAAAATTTCTATCATATTTAAAATAATCATAAGCATCTCTAACATTTTCAGCTCCAGTTAAGGCAATATTACCTATATTTTGAGGGCTAAAAAAATTAGCTGTATTGACACCAATATCAATAACATCACCCGGTGCAGATAACACCGATGAAACAGCACTTTGACTAAATCTTTCACCAGCTCCTTTTTGCGATATGTTTTCTTGATTTAAAAGAGGGTTATAAATATTACTATATAGTTCTGTTGATAATTCAGGATTTTGCTTTGTAAAATCTTGATTTTCAAGTAACCCTGTTAATACACCTAAATTTCTTTTTCTATTAGAATCGTCAATTATAGGGTTATAATTTAAACCTATAACAGCATCAAGAAAACCAGCTTCATCATCAGTAAATTTATATTTTTTCTTTTCTTCTTCTAAGATACTCATTAGCCACTACCAAACTGTGTTTCTATAATTGGACTTTTTTCATAAGGGTTATTTCTTTTTACACCAGAACCATAGCCAACGCCTTTACTTTCAAATTGTTTTAACATAGCTTTCATCATTTCAATTAAAGCAGGCCCTTCAGCAATTAATCTCGCATCAAAATCATTTAGTTTACCACCTGCTGGATTTTGTCTAAGACCTTCTCTTTTATTTAAAGCTATCTTTAATCTGTTTTGCATATCAGTTATTGCTGTTCTTGTTAAACTTGCGTTTTTAAAATCTGTTTTATCAAAACTTGGTAAAAATTCTCTTTGTTTGTTTATTTCACCAGCAGTTGGTTTTGGCATTAATGACCTTGCTCTAAACCATAAAATTGGTTGAATCATTGTATCAAAAGTTGCTCTATTTATACTGGTGTCTTGTGCAAATTTTGGTGCTGGTTGATTAAAAAATTCAAAAATAGTTGAAGCAGACCTATCTACTATACCCGTAATATCACCACCTGAAGCGGCCGTTACATCAAAACCTTCTTTAAAATCTGGAAAAGGAATTTGCGATTCTGTATTAAATATGTCTTTTAATTCTTCTTCTGAGTATTTTTCACCATTTTCTTTGTATATATCATAACTAAAGACTTTATCCTTAATTGACGCTGTGTATTGTTTTTTTATTTCTTCAAAAGTTCTGTCATCATTTTCGTATTCAACTAAAGCATATTTTATTAATTCTAGATTCTCTTGTGATATTGGATTTACTTGCTCTTTGGCTTTGTTTGAATCTTGTGTGCCAATTCTAGCAGATTGAATTATATCAGCAGTTAATATTGGACTTCCAAAAGAATCTACTGTAGGTTGACTTGTAACATTTCTTTTAAAATTATCTAATTCTTTTCTTGTTAATACAAAAGCATTATCAATACCTAAAGTGTCTAAATTTTTCATAACATTTTCTATTTCTGATATTTTATCACTATCATATAAAACTCTGCCGTCTTGTGGGTCTACTATATATCTTCTTTCATTATAAAACTGGGTGTCTATTCTGCTTTGTTGTTGTTGAGCAGAAGTTGGTCCTAAATTAGCATCACTACCTGCAACCATATCTGATACTATACCTTTAAAACCACCAAAACCTTCAAAGTCTGTAAAAGGTCCTACTACGGCTGGTTTAACATCTGTGTTTTTAAAGTCTTGCAAAGTGTTTAAAGCTAAGGCTTTTTGGGCATCAGATAAATCAACATTTCTATCAATCATGTTTGGTTGTCCCTCAACTGTAGGAACAACTGTGCCTTTTGGTATATTTACACTTGGTCCAAAAATAGCATTAGGTCCAAATCCGTATTGTGGTGTTCGTCTTGAACCTCCACCACCAGCGACTGTTGAAAAATCAGGTTCAGCAGTATTTAACAAACCCATTCTTTTAAGTCTTTCCATTTCATCAAGTCTGTCTAATATTGCCATTATATTCTCCTACATAAATATTCTAGTATCTGTTTGTTTTCCTCTTGAACTTAGAGGTGTTGGGAATCCACTTAACAGACCACCTAAGAATTGTGCTAACATCATTTGGTAAGTTTGTGCATCTTGGAACTGCTGATAATCAAAGTCTAATGTTTGTTGCTCTCTAGCGTCTTGAACGCCACCAACTTCTCTTAGTTGATTATATCTATCTATTGTTGATTGATTTGTTCCTCTAGCTAAATCGGCCGCTGATAATAACCCTTGTTGATTTAATGCGTTAGCTTCAAGACCAGCACCTTGATTTGCCATAGCGGCCTGTAATGATGATGATTGATTGGCTAAATCTGCCTGTAATGATGATGCTTGATTGGCTAAGTCTGCTTCAAGTTTATTAGCTACATTCTGTGCTTGGGCTCGATATTTGTTGTCAACATTTGATTGTGCGACTCTAAACGCATCTTCTTGATTCATGCCTTGTGCTTGTAAATCTCTAGTCGCATTTGCTAATTCAATTTCTCTTTGATTGGCTTGATTTGCTAAAGCGGCCTGTTGCCCCATTTCTGTATTAAATTGACCTAATGATAAATCTCTGGCTTGATTTAATCTTTGTGCTTCCATGGCCGCATCTAACATTGATTGTTCGGCCGCTAAATCAGTAGCTTGATTTAATCTTTGTGCTTCCATTTGATTTGTAATGTTATCTCTTTGTGCTTGATTTAATAAACCTATGTCTTGTGAAGCTAATGTTGAAGCTGTATTAAAACCTTGTTGACCTAATAAAGCACTTTGTTTTGCTATTTCTGATAATGCTTTGCTTTGAATGAGACCAGCTTCTACACCTTCTCTACTTCCACCAAAAGCACCCGCTTTAATGGCTCTATCTTGTAATTGTGATAATGACCTATCTCTACCTTCTAGTATGTCATTTATAGTTACATCTCTAACATATTGATTGTAAGGATTGATATAAGGGTCTAAAGAAGTATCTGCTAGTGTTACTGGGTCTAATAACCCTGGCTGACTAATTCTTTCAATATCAAAACCTCTTTCTAATACTTCTCTTGCTGTAATGTCATTTGGGTCTGCAACTCTTTCACCTGTTACATCTCTTGAACTGACCATTGTTCTAGCTATTTCACTTGGTAAATCAATAGTTCCAGCGGCAACATCTCTTGAAGTTACATCTCTTGAAGTTACATCTTGAGGTGTATAGTTTGCGGCCGTTGACATACGACCATATAAATCATCTAGTCTTTGTGTTTCTGTAAATGGTTGATTGTTACTATAAAGATAATTACTTAAACCAGCTTCACCGAATCCTGTTGATGCACTAGGACTTGCGAATCTTTTATCTTCGTATTCTTGATATTCTTTTAGTCCTGTTGTTGTTCTTGCTATTGGTATTTGTGTTCCACCAGGCCCAGTTACATAATCATAAATCTGATTTCCGTCTGCATCTAAAACAGGTCTAGTTTCCGTTATAGCACCTTTACCTAAGTTAAAGGTTTCTTGCATCATCTGTCTGATTGCAGGGTCTAACTCTGAACTTGTGCTTCCTTTTGATTTACCCATTTTATAACTCCTTGTCTAAGGTAAAGAAAGTTGGATTATAACCAACATCTTTAAACTGTCTTTGCCAACCTTTACGACCAGTAAGAGTTGTATATTTGCAACCTACTTCTCTTGCTTTATCTTCTAATATTGGCATTAACTCTTTAATTTCTTCTGTATGACCACCAGCTAAAAAGCCGTGTAAATTATAATACTGTGGAAATACATGAACTTCAGTAATGATAAAGGAGTTTCCAAGAGAATGAAAAAACATTTCACCTTTGGCTATACTTTGTCTTACATCATCAAGAGTATGACTGTTCTTTCCATAATCTAACGCTTTCTGTATGCTTTCGCAACATTTTTCAAAATTTTCTATATTCATATCGCACTCGCTGTTATGTTGCCTGAATTATCTACTGTTATATTATATCGTGTTCCGTTAGGAGATTTCAGGATTAATCGCCCATCGTTAATGTTTATATCTGTATCTTTCTTAAAATTTTTTTTATCTTCTTGCTCTAAAGTATTGTTTGTTTGTTGAGCAATACCTGAGTTATATTCTGGAGTTGGTAATGGTAATCTCATTATCCTCTACCCCCACCTGACCTTACAAACATTTGCATATTGCCTACTCTCCAATCGGCGTTTCTTGCAGTTTCAACTCTAAATTTAACTTCTCTAGCAGTAAATCTTACATCTGTAGGATTGGCTAAGGTAAAAGAACCACTATTAGGATATGTTGTTTCTGTTCCTGTAGGATAATTTCTAACTTTAAATTTAGCAGAAACATCACCTAATGTTTTTTCATCTGGTATTATTTGTAAAACATTCATTAATTTACCACTTGGTTGGTCAAGTTGATAAGGACCAGATTCAGCAAAAACACTTGTTGATTCGCCTGAATATGAATATCCAGTTTCGTGTTCATAAAGTTTATAGTCAGCACCAATCATAACAGGATTTAAAAATATACCTTCATCTTCTGCACAAGTTCTAGCTAAGTTACCTATAGACCAATGATTTTCTTTATAGTTCCAAGCAACATATCGATTGTTTTCTGTGCTATCAGAACTAGGATAAAACCACCATATTTCTGAAAATTGAGAATTGTTAAAGGCATATACTTTACTTTTTTGACTAACATTCATGTCGCTAAAGACATAATCGCTAACATCACTAGGTAATGATTTAACAAGTCCGTCATACATAAAGAACTGACCATTACCCATCCAAACTGCAAAAGTATCAGTAGCTACTATTGAGTTTGCTGAAATAACTCCACAATTAGAACCAACTCTTTCAAAAGAATATACAAAAGGTAAACCAACATAAGTTGAGGTATAAGCATCAATAGTTGAAAGTATAAGTATTTGTCCTTTAGTTCTTATTGCTGTTATTACTTTACCATGACCATTAAGATTAAAGCTACCAGCTTGA